TAGTGTCTGAGACTAGCGACCGCGAGCGTAAAAAGAAGACGTCTAAAACATGAAAATAGTTAACAACCGCGCAATAGTGCTCAAGACTAAGCGTCCTCACCTTGTCACCGAGCACTTAAAAAACTACAAAGTGGCGGAACAAGACGACGGGTATTTTAAATTGGCATTGCCTTGGCGGCTGCACGAGGCGCAAGTTTTAAATAGCCTCGGTGTTAAAGATGTACCTTCCCCCATAGGGCGCGAGTACGAGTGGTCTGGACGCTTTGATCCGTTCGCTCACCAGAAGAAAACTGCTTCGTTCCTGACGCTCAACAAGAAGGCGTTTTGTTTTAACGAGCAAGGTACGGGCAAAACTGCTTCTGTGATATGGGCAGCGGATTATCTTATGCAAGAAGGGGTTATTAACCGTGTCTTAGTTATATGCCCTTTGTCTATTATGAAGTCTGCATGGCAGGAAGATTTGTTTAAGTTCGCTATGCACCGCTCTTGCTCAGTCGCACACGGAACCTCCGCAGCGCGACGAAAAATAATTAACGCAGGTTGTGAGTTCGTGCTTATAAATTTCGACGGGGTAGCAGTAGTCAAAGAAGAGATAGCGCAAGGCGGATTTGATCTCATCGTAGTGGACGAAGCTAGTGCGTATAAGAATGCGCAGACAAATCGGTGGAAAGTACTGCGGGATTTATGCAAGAACGTAGAATGGCTTTGGATGTTAACTGGTACTCCAGCAGCACAAGCACCTACTGATGCCTTCGGATTAGCCAAACTGGTAAGCCCGCAAAACGTCCCTCAGTATTTCGGGCAGTTCAAAGACAAAGTAATGTACAAAATGTCTCAGTATGTTTGGCGTCCGAAACCAGAAGCTAGTGAAATAGTCCACGCTGCGTTGCAACCGGCGATTAGGTTTCGCAAAAAAGACTGTTTGGACCTACCTAGTGTTACTTACGTAGACAGAGAAGCACCGCTTACCAAGCAACAAGCCTCGTACTACAAGACTTTAAAAGATCGTATGATTATGGAAGCAGACGGCGAGTCAGTTACATCCGTAAACGCAGCGACTAACCTTAATAAGCTGCTGCAAATTTCGGGGGGTGCTGTGTATTCAGATGACCGTGAGGTTATAGAGTTCGACGTAAGCAGCCGCCTTAACGTTGTTAAAGAAGTAATAGACGAGTCTTCGCACAAGGTACTTGTGTTTGTGCCATTCACCCACACGATTGATTTATTCAAAGAATTTTGCACCAAACATAAAATAACCTCTGAAATAATCTCGGGTAAGGTGTCAGTCAACAAACGCAGTGACATAATAAAAGATTTTCAGACTACAGATAAAATCAAAGTGCTTATTATACAGCCCCAAGCAGCCTCGCACGGCCTTACGTTAACCGCCGCTAACACAGTGATATGGTACGCACCTGTTACTAGCGTGGAGACTTATTTACAGGCTAATGCAAGGATAGACAGACCCGGACAACACAACCCAATGACTGTGGTGCACATTGAGGGTAGTGAAGTAGAGCGTCGGCTATACAAGATGTTGCGGTCAAATATAGCTAACCACACTAAAATAATTGATTTGTACAAAAAAGAATTAGACGCTTGACAATGTAAACTAAAGTGTCCTAAACTGGCTTTCCTTTCAATTAGGAGGAGCCATGAAGGATTCAGCAGATAAACTAACTCGTATATATCTTAAGATGCGAGAAGCAGTTAAAGAGAAAGAAGAAGACATAAAAGCAATTAAAAAGCAGCAAGAGACCGTAGTAGAGAAGCTGCTTGCGCTCTGTGAAGAGCAAGACCTCGATAGTCTAAGAACGCCCTCTGGCACAGTTAGCCGCCGAGTGCAGACTCATTTTTGGACTAGCGATTGGGAAAGGATGCACGACTTTATAAAGAAGAACGACGCCTTTCACTTACTTGAGAAACGAATCTCTACCAAATCTATGCAAGAGTTTCTTGAGGACAACCCTGACCTTATGCCTGCGGGGCTACAAACAAACCGTAAGTATATTGTTTCTGTATTAAAGCCGCGTAAAAAATGATTCGACTCAAAAATGACAATGGGTGTTTTTTACACCCACGGACTAACTCCCCCCTAGATTCGCTACAAGTGATGATAGTGGACCGAGGAGAGTTGTCTCGGGGCTATTACGACAGTAACGGATTGGCTTGTTGGTCAACTGGGTGTACAAACCCTGACGACAACGTGCCAGAGGGTAGGGTACAAGCTAGCAGGTGCATGGACTGCACTAAGAGCATTAAAGGGGGCGGGTACAACCGCAGTGCGCCCTGCAAGTTTTACCAAGTTATAAAAGTGCTACTCCCCAAAGACGGCATAGTCTGTGAGTTACGCATAAACGCAGGTAGTTTGTTCGCTAAAGAAACGAACAAGTTGGGCTTCTACAAGTACATTGAGTACTTGGAGCGGAACCAAGAAGAAGTAGAAAACATCTTAACCGAATTATATCTCGTCGAGCAGTACAACTCGCACAGGGTATATTTTAAACCAGTTCGACCTTTAGCCGAGGAAGAACTTGCAACTGCGAGGCAGCAAATAGAAGCGGCTTCGCAACCATCAAATCCTTTCAAAGGAAAAATAGAGGAACTAAATATGGCTAACCCATCTCACATAATCAAAGGCGTTGAAGCCCGTTACCCACGTCTGGACAAGCCTTACCGGTTTGATAACAAGGCGGGGAAGAACGGCAAAAGCGTTCCTTGTGACCCCACTGAAGACGGTGCGCGTTACGAGCTAGACTTTTGTATGTCGGCAGCGCAAGCCAAAGAGCTGTACGCCCTTATGCAAGATGCTTATACCAACGCTAAAAGCCGCGACGCGTCTTGGCCTAAGAAGTTAGAGATGCCGTTTAAAAAGCAAGAAGACGGCACGTTCGTGGGCAAGACTAGTTTGAAAGCAGCATACAGCGGCAGTGCAACCGAACCCCCCGCTCAGTTCGACGCTAAAAACGAACGCCTTGGCAGCGACTTTATGCTCACTACTGGTAGTACAGTAAATGTAGCAGTAGAAATGATTGCTTTTAAAATGGCTTCTACTGGGGTGTCTTTACGAGTACGCGGCGTCCAAGTACTCAAGTATCTGCCTTACAAGCCTGCGTCTCCCTTCGATGAGGCGGACGGGTTTACTGCCGACCAGTCTAAAAGCTTGTTTACTGCAACCGAAGATGACGACATGTTTGAAGGTGAGGGACAGATAACAAAGCAGCCTGATCTTTTTGACGATGCCGAAGATGAAGTTAGCGAAGTTGCGGAGCCTGTGAAGCGTAAGAAGAAAAAAGAAGCGGCACCTGCTGTGGAAGAAGAGATGGCTGACATCATTGATATATGGGGCGACGAAGACTAATGAGCTACGGCTACACAAAGCGGCTCAGCATTATGAACAAGCAAGCCGACGGCTCCATGCTAGGTGTAAAACTAGGGCGCGTGTGCATTTCCAAAGAAGTGTCCGTTACCGTTATTGCAACTTCGCTTGGGGTTAGTCGGCAGACTGTTTATAACTGGTTTGCCGGTGTCCATAAGCCTAATGAAGAATTAAAAGAACTCATCAAGGCACTGATAATAGAGTACAAAAAATGACTGATTTCGACCTCATAGATTATGTTGTCCCTACGGGCGGCTACTATTGTGTGGTTGGCGCAGGCTCAGGCTTTTTTTCTAAATTTACTGACGATAAGGAGCAAGTAAACGTTTTAGCTAACCAGTTTATAGCGGAAGGCAAAGACGTTTACTTCATGCTCGGTAAATTAAGTAAGGCCGGAAGCAGAGAAGCAACAAACGTAGAATCTTTGCAGTCTTTATGGGTAGACCTAGACTGTGGGGAGGGGAAAGCTAACAGCATAGAACCATCAACCGGCTTACCCCAAGGGTACAAAACTAAACGAGACGCGCAGATAGCCCTCAAGAAGTTTTGTGACACGGTAGGTTTGCCGGCCCCTGCTATAATAGATTCTGGGGGCGGACTCCACGCATACTGGGCGCTAACTAAAGAAGTGCCAAGAGCGCGGTGGTTACCAATCTGCAAACGTTTGAAGCAAGTCTGTGTTACACAAGAGTTTTATGCCGACCAAAGAGTCTTCGATGCCTCGCGTGTCTTACGCCTGCCGGGGACCTTCAACCAAAAGTATGATCCTCCTGCTCCAGTAAGTGTATTGCGTAAGTCTGCTAACCGAATTGATCCTGACGAACTACGGGAGATACTTGGAGTAGACCTTGCCGCAGAAGAAGTAGAGCAAAAACCACTTGCTAAAGACCCGTTGCAAGAACTGCTTAACCAAAACTACACAAGTATTTTTAAAACCATTGTTACCCGTAAGGACGGTTGCCAACAGTTGCAGTCGTGCATACGTAACAGAGAAACGCTAGCCGAACCGCTTTGGTTTAACGCGTTGTCGATTGCTAAGCATTGCCAAGATAGCACGAAGGCAGCGAATATAATTTCGCAAGGTCACCCAGATTACAGCGCTGAAGCTACAGAAAGAAAAATGAAGGGCATAAAAGGCCCACACGCATGCAGTGAATTTGAGTTAAACAACCCAGAAGGTTGTAAGGGCTGCCCCCACAAAGGGAAAATAACAAACCCACTTGCCTTGGGCCAGACTATAAAGAAAGCGAAAGCTAGCACAGCAGGAATTAAGTACCGTTCTCCGTACGCTTGGGGAGAAAACGGGGGTATTTATGTACTGAACGAAGACGGAGAAGGCGCTCAGTTTGTTTACGAGTATGATTTCTATATTGAGCAACGTATGACTGATCCGACTGACGGCGACGTTGCTATTGCTGTAGTACACCTGCCCAAAGATGGGCAACGTAAGTTTACGATTAAAAACGAACAACTAGATTCAAGAGAGCTAACTAAAGTGTTAGCGCATAACGGTATATTGTCAGACAGGAAAACTACTCCTTACTTGCACAAGTACGTAATTGACTCTATTAAATCATTAAGCACTGAAAAAGGGGCAGACAAAATGCGGGTTCAATTTGGGTGGGCAGACAACCACACTGCTTTTATTGTGGGGGAAAGCGAAGTGCGCGTAGATGGCGTGTATCATTCTCCTCCTTCTTCTGTAACAGCAACATACAGCGACTACTTACAGCCTCGCGGCTCTTATGATAAGTGGAAGGAAGTATTTAACATGTACAACCGCCCGGGTTTAGAGATGCACGCGTTTGCGGCACTCAGTGGGTTTGGTTCAATACTGCTTAACTTCACGGGGCAGAAGGGCGCTATCATTAACTTGGTGCATCCTAAAGCCGGTACTGGCAAGACCACTATTCTACGTATGGCAAACAGCATAGCCGGTGACCCCGAGCTGCTGCTAGGCACTCCTGACGATACGGTAACAGGCCGTATAAACAAATTGGGCACGCTTAACAATTTAGTTAACACAATAGACGAGATGACTAACATAGAGGACAAGGACATAGGTAAGTTTGCTTATGCTGCGTCTCAGGGGCGGGGCAAAGAAAAAGCCCACTTCCACATGAACGCCAACCGCAAGAACGAGATTACGTGGCGTAACATTACCCTTTCGTCGTCGAACGCTTCTTTTTACCAGAAGTTAATGAACTCTAAAAACTCTCCCGACGGTGAGCTTATGCGCATACTGGAGTTTTCTATTGGATACCAAGACGTAAACATAATTTCTACCGCCGAAGGTAAGGCTATGTTTGACCATCAACTTAGCCAAAACTTTGGGCACGCGGTGATACCTTTTGTGCAGTACATTATGTCTGACCCCGAGCACGCAAAAAATACTATACTTAACTTACAAGCGAAGATAGACAAAGAGTTGCGGCTAACCCAACGCGAAAGAAATTGGTCTGCTGCTATGGCAGCTAATCTAGCGGGGGGTATCCTAGCAGTAGAAGCGAACATCATAGATTTTGAAATGCGGCGCATATTCCAAACAGTGGGACCAGAGATTAAGACACTACGGGAGACTACTATAGCTCCAGTCAGCGACAACTTTGCACTCATTGGGGAGTTCATCAACGAACACGCGCAGAACATACTGTCTATTGACGCAGCGGCAGACGCTCGTTCGGGCAAGCCAAAGCGTCCATACGTAGAACCGCGCGGGGCACTTTATATACGAGACGAGCCAGACACGCAAATCGTGTACATAGCGTCGGGAAGGCTTAGAAAGTTTTTGGGAGACAGACAGGTTAACATGGACTCTACTATTAAAGACCTAGCAGACAGAGGCTGTGTAATTAAAACGCATAACAAGAATATGGGTAAAGGCATGGCTATGACTACAAGTCCTACCCGCTGCGTATGGTTTGACTCTTCGCACCCAGACTTTATTGGCACTAACGCTATAGCGAAGGAAGCAGACGATGCTAGTGGAGAGAGTGAGCTATCAGATTAACTGGAAGACGTTCAAGGCAGGGTGGTCGTTCTTTATACCCTGCCTGCATCCCCCCACCGCTCGTCAAGAACTGCTTAAAGAAACCAAACGTTTAAAATTCAAAGTGGTTATTAAAGTAGTACTTGAAGACGGGGTGCAGGGCATCCGGGTATGGCGAGTCTAAGTTATAAACTCATCTAAGAATTTTTCGTCTGCTACGTCACGCAGTCCTCGATCAATACGTAACCCTAGCACCAAGTCTTTTTCATAAGCTTTCTTTGATTTGTAAGACCGATCCAATGTTTTACTGTCTGCTATACCCGGAAACTCTTTTCTGAGGGCGCTAAGTCTTTCTCTGGCTTCTCGCACAAGCTCTACGTCGCCGTTTTCTCTGCCAATATGATACTGTTTCTTTATAGCGCCCAATCTCTTCCGCTGCTTGGCTTGGAAGTTTAGAAAAAGAGCGCGGTTTTCGTAGAGGTTAGATACGTCAGCGGGGCTAAACCCAAGCACTTGCATAAACAGAGTCCACCCAGCTAAGTCGGTATCTAGCTCGGCTCCGCTTCGTGTCCTAACGCCTTCTTTGTAGTATCGTGCAGTTTTAAATATGTTTCGCAGTGCACTGGGCGATGCGCCTTCCAGAGCGCGGAGGTATTCCCCCTCGCTTAGCTCGTCCGCAGCATTTCCAACACCTAAAAGATAACTACCGACAGGCCCCGTTGCTTGCAACATAGCGGTAAGCACGTAGCCGTTTTTTTCTATGCTGTAAGGGTCTTCGCGGAAAAGCAACCCGTTTGCCAAACCAAGGCGGTTAGAAAACTCTATGTTAGTTAAATAGTTAAGCGGGCCTTTATATACTAAATCATTGGTAGCGGTACGCACCGCCTCCTTGGCATTAAAAGGTTCGTCATCATCGTCAAACGGATTCATACCCTCCAATATGTTTGCAAGGGTAGCGGCGGCACCGAAGAAAGGCAGGCCGTTTATACCACCCATAGCAGCGCTTGTAGCGTATATACCGAGCAGTTGGTTTCTCGCCATAGTTCTTGTAGCTTTATCTTCTTTAGCTACAGAATCGTAGAAGGTCATACCAGTAACACTGGCGCTGTTCCATATAAAACTTTTGAACGTAAACATGACACGCCCAACAGGATGCTGCATTAAGCTTGGTCCTTCCGCTGCCATACCTGTTGTATGCACGTCTATAACAAGGTTAACCGCTTCCGCCGCTGCCTCTGCGTCTGACTTGCCTTTTTTCTTTGCGAGGTTAAATGTTGCCAGTGCTGAAGTAGCACGACTGTATTTTTCTGCACCCGAGAACGGCATACTAAGCAAGTTCATAGTCTTAGCAAGCGCGCCATTATAGTCTACCGTGTCCTTCCGTGCGCCTTCTAGTATTTCGCGGCTCAACGTGTGTTGTAGTTGTCCCCTTTCGTTTAGCGCGTCTAGCAGGGCTTTGTACTTAGGGTTTGCCTGCCACTTGTACTCTATAAGGCCATCTTGCTGTTTATTTTTAGGTAGAAACGAAGGTAGAGCTTCTTGCATAGCACTAAGCAATACAGTGTTAGCGTCGTTAAAGCCGTAACGTGCTACCAACATTGGGTAGGTAAGCAGCAAGATAGCACTGGTGTTAATAAGCGCAGACGACGCGTTGCCCAGTAAGAATAAACTGTACGCACCGGTTGCAAAAAAGCCTGTCAGTTTGGGGAAAGTAGGGTTTCGTATAAAATCTTGGCGCGCTGTTATAGCGTCACTTACCGCGCTACCAAACCCTCCGGGTTGGCTTTTACTTATTTCCCCCAAAGCTAATTCTATTTGCGGCGAGTATGTTATTGAGTTTATTTTTGCAGACGTGCGAGTCATGGTGTCAACCCAACCGCGTATCAACGATTTAGATTCACCTTTTGTGCCTTCGTAACGCAAAGTACTTTGCAGTATAGATTCTTTAGGGAAGAACGATAAGTGTGCTTGGTATATCTCGTCTCTATATTCGGGAGGAACAGCCTCCATCATCTTCCGCACCATGCCGTCTGAGGGATGCTCAGAAGCATTGTATTTAATAGATTCTAGTTTATCCTCGCGTACAACCTCGCTTGCTATGACATCCTTGTTTGCCTCTTCATATTGCTCACGTTGTCTGGGGGACTCAAAAGCTGTGTACACGCGTTCCCCGTTTGGCTCGTTGTATGCTAAGTGATAGTCCCCAAACCTTTTGGACGTTATATAGCCAATGAGCGGAGCACTTTTTTCAAACAAAGCTGCTAACGTATCTGCTTGCGCTTTAGTTTCTGCGCGGCTAAGCACCAAGGCTCTGTACTGTTCCCATTCTTCTTTAAGCGATTTGCGCATTACAGAGTAAGCGTCTTGTACATCGGCGGGCAAGTTTTTAAGACGCGCACTTAAAGCTGCGTATTCTGCTTTGCGTTGCTTCGTTAGCTTGCTAGCGTCGAACCCTTTGTCAATACCTATTAAGTCAAAGCCTTGGCGTTTAGCTTCTTGCGCCACTTCGTTTAGCGTAAGCATTTGCTCGGGGTACGCTTTTTGCGTTTTCTCAAGCTTTCTAAACGTTTTCTTTATCTCTTCCTTGCGCGCATCCAACGCACCTTGGCGTTGCATAATTAAAGTTTGCAGGTTGCTTATTAGCTTGCTGAGCGCCGGAAACTTATCAGCGGTCATTTTTATTAGGTCTTGTAAGCGGAAAGCACTTAACGCCTTGCTAACTAACGTACCCCCGCCTTTTTGGTTGTATAATTTAGAAATGCCGTTACGCACGTTATCTAGTTTTTTACCCGCAAACGCTGGACCGTCAGTAAGTATTTTATTAACAGCTTCCGTACCCATCTTTGGAGTGCCAAGGAACAGCTCATTGGCGAGCGTAGGCTCGACACCTTGAGATACGTCAAGCACTTTGTCTATGAAGTCTAAGCCCTTGGTATAAGCACTCTGGCCTTTGCGGAACCCAAAGAAGTTAGCTATCGAGTCCATTATGGTTTGCCATAGGGTCTTACTTTTGGGCGCTTTAATCTGCTTCAACAGAGCTTGGAACTCAGGGTTACCAACTAGTTCAGCAGCGAACTCTTGTAAGTCCTGCCCGCCGTAAGCGTCACCCATCTGGGATTTTATGTCCGAGAAGAATTTAAAAAAGTCTTTAGTGATTTGTAAGTCTGGATTGTTTAAAGCTTGGGCCAACGAAGCATGACTCATTTCATGTAAAGCAGTGTGCTCGTTCATCCCTTGCGTTGCGCTTAGCGTAATTACATCAGTGGCCGGATCATAAAAACCGCTTGTACCTTCTGGAGTAACGCCAACAACTATTTTAGTCTTGAGATTTTGCGTGCCTATCTTGCGTAGTATGCGCTGTATTTCTATGGGCTGCGAAGGTATTAGTTTGTTAAGCAAAGGTGCGAGTCGTCCGCGCGTTGCAAGCTGACTTACCTCTGGGCTAAAAGCAGCGCCCTTGTAGACAGGACCAAACTTTTTCTTTTTGTCGGCCCGATTAAACGTGTTTGTTATGCTTTTTTGTATTGCAGCGTCTAAATCGTCTTCAGCTTTTTCTTCTACTACTTCCGTGGACTCGCCTTTAGCGTTAACTTCAAAATTGCTAGGTACGGCTTTTAGTAAGCTAGCCGCAGTCATGGGTTTCGGAGTGGTATCGGTCTTAGTTTTCGGAGTGGTATCGGTCTTAGTTTCCGGAGTGGTATCGGTTTTAGTTTCAGATTTGCGTTTGTTCGTAGCAGGCTCAACAGCAGATGCAGCTCTGGTGGGGTCTAGCTCCCGCAAGTAAGTCTCTACAGCCTCTATGTTCTTAACGGATTTGCTTTTTTCAGCCACCTCTACTAGTGCGTTAATAGCTGCTGTGCGTTGCTCAGGTACAGCCAAGTCTCTACCGGCAAGGGCTTGTTTAGTAGCAGCGTTAACGGGGATATTTCGTTTTCTGAGAAACTTGTTGAGGTCTTTACCCACTAAAGGTGCACGGGTTTGCTCACCGGGCAGTTGTCCTGTTAGTAAGTCACCTTGCCTTGCTTCTTCCGCTGGGGCACGATTGCGTATTATGTCTGCTTCGGCTGCTACTTCTGCCGCTATAACATCCGCAGTGGGGCGTGGTAAGTTTAAAGCGTCTCCCGCCTTGTTGCTTGCGTCAGCGTACCGTGTCTGAACTATAGCTTCCGCCTCACTTATAACGGCTGCCTCACGCTCCGCTGCTGAGTTAGCTGTTTCTTCTGCGCTAGGCTCAAATGAGAATGCAGCTTGGTCTTGCTTTAGTACGGCTTTCTTTTTGGCTGCTTCGGCAGCTTTAGCAGCTTTGACAGCAGCAGCGTCTAATTTTTTCTGCGCAGCTCTTGCTTTCGCTTCGAGAGCATTGATCTCTGTGTTTTGGCTAGCTACAGGGCGAGTTAAATTACCTTTAGCGGTAAACATTTCAGCTTGGGTTTCTATCTGGGCACCGATTGCCGCTTTTCTAGCTGCTAAAGCTTCTTTTTTTTCTTTCCAGACGTTAGCAAATTCTTGCGATTCTTCAGTTCTATTAGTGCGCGCCCTGAGTTTTGCTTCCTCCCTTACTTCTGCATCGGTAAAATCAGCAACTAGAGTCTCAGGCTCAGGACGCCCTGCCATAAACCGAGCTACGCTAGG